ACACAGACAGAAAAAGACTACATCAACATGCAACAGGATGTGGGTGTTTACTTTGGCGATCGCAAAGAGTGGGGACGTCAACACACTATCTGCACCTGGCAAAGTCTAAATGTCCTGTTAAAAAATACCAAGAACGGTGTAGGTGATTGTACCATCGGCGAGTTCCTAGAAGATGTAGTGTGTGTCATTGTTGACGAAGTGCATATGGCCAAAGCCGACGCACTCAAGAGCTTGCTAACTGGTGTAATGAGTCGTGTGCCTATTCGTTGGGGACTCACAGGAACCATTCCCAAAGAACCATTTGAGTTTCAAGCTCTCAAGTGTAGCCTTGGGCCAGTTATAGGTCGACTCAGTGCCAGCGAACTACAAAGCCAAGGCGTCCTGGCACAGTGCCATGTGAACATTGTTCAACTTGTTGACCATGCAGAGTTTACCAATTATCAAAGTGAATTGAAGTTTCTATTAGAAGAACCCGACAGACTCCGAACCATAGCCCAATTGATTGCACAGGTCAACGCCACCGGCAATACCCTGGTGTTGGTAGACCGTGTGGCCGGAGGTCATGCCTTGGTAGAGTTGTTGGGCGACTTGGCCGTGTTTGTCAGCGGCGCAACCAAAGCAAAGGATAGACAGGATGAGTATGATGAAGTTGCCACCAGCACTGGCAAGATTATTGTGGCGACTTACGGTGTGGCCGCTGTGGGTATTAATTTGCCTAGGATTTTTAATTTGGTTCTTGTGGAGCCCGGAAAGAGCTTTGTCCGCGTTATACAGTCAATTGGGCGCGGCATTAGAAAAGCGGAAGACAAAGACCATGTCCAGATCTGGGACGTGACCAGCACCTGCAAGTTCGCCAAGCGCCATTTAACCAAACGTAAAACTTTTTATCGAGAAGCCAACTACCCATTTACACAAGAAAAATTAGAATGGAAATAAAGGTTGCACTTGCGATAAAATATGTTATAATACACTTATGAGAATACTAACACTTGACAATGAACCATTTGATCTAGATCATCTTCCAGAAGAAGTAGATGACATGCGCTTTGCTATTTTTGACAACAGCGATCCTAAAGACCCAGACTATCACTATATTCCCCTGATCTTTCTAGAAAGTTTTACAGCGCCAGCCCTGGTGCTACGTATAGGTTCGCACAGAATTCGCATGCCTGTTGACTGGCAAATTTTAATAGGTGAACCTGATATTGGTGATCTTGAAGTGTTGCCATTGACATCAATAAATGATCGTGGATTCAAGGCATTTCAATTCAATCCACTCAGCAGTTTTAGACCCAGTTTTCCAGACATCGAAATTATTGATATCTATCAAGAAGTATCGTGGTATGCTCCTAAACTAAAGAATGGTCAAATGTTGTGTGTGCCAATTAGTGATGGTGACGAACCTGAGTGTGTGTATTTTGTCAAAGACATTAGTCGCAATTGTGAAGTAGTAAACTATAACTTGGCCTGGTAATGGATAAGCTCAGTATCAACAATGAGATGGCTGTGTTCGATCGCAAGGATCGAACATTCTACGATGAACTAACTCCGGAAGAACGCAAAAAGTTCAGCAACTTCCTAATGATCAGATATGGCTCAAGTGTGCAAGGCAGTAGAGATCTGCAAGAATTTTATTTGATCTCAACCAACGAACGTCTCAACAAGCAGTTCTTTAATATTAATCGACATCCAAAACTGCAATGGTTGTGTGCTACCACTGTGAGCCCTGGCATGGGCACACAACGACATCAGTGGATCGCGCCCAAGAAAAAAGAACCCGGAGCCACAGGTATTCGAAAGCAACTGGCGGAACTGTATCCGCACCTCAAAGATGATGAGTTGGAATTGATGGCCGAAATTAATACCAAACGTGACATTGACGAATATTTACGAGCCTCTGGACAAGACACAAAGAAATGAAGTATACCTGTCAGTATTGTCGGAAAGACTTTATCAAAGAGAGCAGTCTTGCGGTGCATAGCTGCGAGCCGCGACGTCGCCGCATGGAACGAGACGAACCCGGTGTGCGACTTGGCTTCAATGCTTATCTAAAGTTTTATGAACTCACACAAGGTAGTGCTCGATTAAAAACCTACGATGACTTTTGTGAAAGTGCCTACTACCGGGCCTTTGTAAAGTTTGGTCGTTATTGTGTGGACATTCGTGCAGTGAATCCAGCACGTTTTGTAGAATGGGTGTTGAAACAAAACAAGAAGATTGATCATTGGTGCAAAGACACCGTATATACAGAATACCTAACCGACTACTTGCGTGTGGAAAATATAAATGATGCACTGGCTCGTGCAGTGGAGTTTGGTATTGATTGGTCAGAGAAGTCAGGGCACCCAGCAGAAGATTGTTTGCGTTATGGCAACACTAATGCCATGGTTTATGCAGTAACCGCAGGTCGCATCAGTCCGTGGATCATTTACAACAGTGAATCGGGGCAGAAGTTTTTGAGTGAACTGGATGCCACACAGGTCTCAATGATATGGCCCTACATTGACGCAGACTTTTGGATGAAGAAGTTCAAGGACTATCCAGCAGACCAAGAGTATGCCAAGGATATATTAGCAAAGGCAGGATGGTAACATGATCAAAGCAATACACACCAGTGGACGTTATATGCAAGTGATAGGTGGCAGTGGCAGCACCTATGTAAATGCCAACCCAGGCGCCCAAGGCGTTGGCAACTTACGATTTAACACCAGTGGCCAGCGACTAGAAGTATACGACGGTAGCATGTGGCAAGAACTAAACATGCCACATGCCAGTGTGGGTCTAAACCCAGACGCTGAGGCAGCAATTGAATGGGCACACCGACAAATGACAGAAGAAAGAAGACTTGAAGCCCTGGCAAAAGAACATCCAGCAGTGGCAGACGCAGTTGCGGCAGTGGCCAAGGCCCAGGAACAAGTTAGGATTTTAGCCGCGTTGGTAGAGACAGAATGAGCGCAGATATTGATATTGACTTGGCTGATAGGGATCAACTGTTGAAGTTGATTCATGCTACTCCGGCTAGACAAATGCATCAAGGTCAAGTGCGTAGACACAACTCGGGTGTGTATGTGACAGATATTCCGTATGATCCTGTCAATACCTGTGCGGCTATAGAATACGAGCAGGCTGAACAGTTGGGCTATTTCAAGATTGACTTGTTGAACATGAGTGTGTATCAATTGGTAAAGAGTCCAGAACACTACCAAGATATGTTGGCCGCCGAACCACCGTGGGAAAGACTATGGACTGATACTGAGTGGGCTCGACAATTGGTTCATGTGGGCAATTATACTGAACTATTAAACGCAATGCGTCCAGATTCGATACCCAGGATGGCTGCATTTATCTCAATTATTCGTCCGGGCAAAGCACACCTACAAAATAAATCTTGGCCAGAAGTATTTAAGTCAGTGTGGGATGGTGATGACAGCAAAGGATTTGTGTTCAAACATGCACATGCTATTGGCTATGCAGCGTTGGTAGCACTGCACATGAATTTACTCAACACGTCGGACGAGAGTAATTGATTTACGTTTGGATTTTTTACGACTCATTTCGCTAAGACTACATACAGGCCCGTGTAAGATTTCTAAATCTTTGTTGGTAAAAGTTTTAAGATAAGGTCTAAATACTTCCCAGTCACCTTTGAGAAATATGTTGATAGGAACACTACGGTTACTTTCCCACCACCAGACATTGGCCAACTCTAAAAAATGACGTTTTAGTTCAACATTTGAAATAGCTCCAAAGTCATAGATGGTGGTTATGGCATCATCTTGATTTTGTATAATACCCACATATTCTGTGGAGGCGTAGACACACAGGGTTATAAATGGGTATTTTTCGGCTAGTTTTTCAAAAAAATCGTTTGTCATGTCTACGGATATTTACCAGACCAATTTCGCTGGGTCTAGCAAAGGCGCTAAATATAGTGTATGTATTCAACCCAAGTCTATATCTACCAGCAAATCACACGAGTGTTACTCATGGACACTGGTGCAGGCGAAACTTTTATCTATAGGTACGATCCCGTGTATGCAAAACAACTAACCATAAACAAAGGCGTTGACAATGTGCTGTTGTTTGAGTTCATCAATCAGCAGGAAAAACCTGTCAACATCACAGGAAGCAACTTCCTGTTTCGTGCTATCAGCACCGACGGTGACAGAATCTTGGTTGAAAAGCCCATGGTCATATTGAATGGGCCAACCGGCCGTGCCAAAGTTACACTGACCACGGCAGATCTATTGGAAGTGCTGGCACAACCGGCCAACTACAGTATACAACGCACCAGTGGCAACCTAACCGAAGCAGTTTTTACCAATGCTCAAGCTGGTGCCCGTGCTCCTGCAAACATTGTAGATTCGATATTGCCACAACATGTTCCTAGTGCTCCACTTACAATACCTACTGTTAAACTCAGTGCTCAGGCCAGCTTGGATGGCACTGCCTGGGGCAGTTATAGTCCCGGCAGTTACTGGGCCGGCAACCCCAACGGTGGCAACTACTGGAACAGTTTTGCCAACACAGAATTCTACAGCAGTTTTATTGAACCGGTCAATGCTGTTACCACTATACAAATGACCTTGGTAGGCTACACTGGCACAATCAAAGCACAAGCGGCACCAAATTACGAAAGTGTTTGGTACAATGTAACTGAGTCTACTACCTACTACAATGAAACTCGTACCATTTATATGAACGTTGTTGGCTGGCATCCTTTGTTGAGATTGGCTTTTAACAACAGCATATTTGCTGTTCCAACACAACCAGGCACACCAGCTATAGCCTATGCAACTACAGAAAATGGTGTAGTGACCAGTGTGTCGATTCTCAACGGTGGTTCGGGTTATTTGGCACCACCACACATCAGTTTCATCGGTGACGGTTCGGGTGCTACCGCTGTGGCCACAATTGATCAAGGTGTAGTAACCGGAATTGAAGTGACCAATGGTGGTTCGGGCTATTGGTATATACCCAATGCTGGTATGGGTGCCGGTGTATACCCAAACAACCCCAACCAAACCGGTGCCGCAGTTATGATCAGTACCGGTTATGTAGTGGACCTACTGTACCGATAACACCAAACAGTCTTGCGGTTTGTTAATAAATCTGCTACAATGTAGCAATGCTTGATATACTTCAATATTTGCCTGCGAAACGAAAACCTAGCCCGCAAGGCTGGCTCAGTTTCAATGCAATATGCTGCACTCACAATGGCAACAGCGCAGACCGGCGCGGACGAGGTGGTATCAAGGTAACTGAACAAGGTTGGAGTTATCACTGCTTCAACTGTGCCTACACAGCCAGTTTTGTGCTGGGCCGCACAGTAAGTTTCAAAGCTAGAAGATTGTTAGGGTGGATGG